GTATAAGCTTGTGTTCCAAGTAATCCTACGGATGACGTAATTTGACTTGACGATAAACCAAAGATTATATCAGCTGGTGTTAAAGAACCTACACTTGATGTAGCAGCTATTCCTGTTAAAGGGACTCCTATAGCTGGTATAATAGATCCTATACTAGTTGATGCAGATACACCCGTAACATTTATAAGTTCAATTTGGCCTGTTACAACACTTCCAACGGAGGTAGTTGCAGATACACCTGTAATTTCACTTGGACCAAATTCTAAACCTAAAGTTCCTACAGCTGATGTTCCAGCTACACTTGTTATTGGTTCAGTGCTAACACCAAAAGCTAATCCTAAAGTTCCTAAACTTGCCGTTGATGATATTCCAGTTACAGCAGCTGTTGGACTAATTACAAAACTTACACTACCAACATTTGTTGTAGCTTCTTGACCAGATACACCTACTACATCTGCAGGAGATATAGATCCTACACTTGAAGTCATTTCTCTACCTACTAAAGGTATAACTTGATTTGGAGACTCACCCCAACTTAATGCACCCCAAGTATTTCTTCCCCAACCAACTAAAGTTCCTACATTAGAAACTGTTGGTGTTGCAAAAGTTGCTTCTACACCAGTTACAGGAACAACTATTTCACCAAAAACATTTAGACTTCCAACACTAGAAGTCATAGAGTGATTTGCACCTATCATTTCTAATAGGTATGTAACACCCATAGTTATAGATCCTGGAGAAGCAGTTGCTTCTAAACCACTTACAGTTATTAATTCATCGGCTCCTTCACCCCAGTCAGCTTGGTTCCATGATAACCTACCCCAACCTGTTTCATTAAATTCTTCTGAATCACCTAAAGAAACAGATGCTGATTGACCTGAAAGAATTACAAGAGTGCTTATTCCTAAATCACCCAAACTAGATGTTGCTTCAACACCAGTTAGATCTGCTAATATAAATTGAGCAGCTGTTAATGTTCCAACAGAAGTTGTTGCCGAAACTCCAGTTGGTTCAACAGAATATTCTACACCCCAACCTGAATTACCATAAGTTTGTCTACCCCAACCTTCAACGTTAAATGATTGTGGTGTACCTAGAGCAGAAGCTGATGCAGGTGCAGTAAGTGATACACTTATTACATCATCTTGCCACTCATTAGATCCCCAAGTGTTATTACCCCAGGTTGATGCCATAAGGAGGTCCTCCTTACGCTATACGAATGATTGCGTTACTTGCGTCTGCTGTTGGAAATTGAATTGTGAAAGTTCCACTAGATACTGTTTTGTCACCACCGAATGCAATAACAGCAACAGCTTTGTCAGATTGAGAGTCATTATATATTAAAGCACCATTAGCTGTAAAAGATGCTGAAGTATAACTTACATCTGCAAAGTCACAGATTGCAGTTGTTCCAGAAGTAGTTGGAGTTACACTTGTTAAAGTAGCTCCTCCTGCAGTATATGCAGTTCCAGAAGAGTTTGTAATTTCATTTGAAGTTGAATAAGCTGTAGTAGCTGCACCTAAAGATGCATCACTTGTAAATAAAGCTATCTTAAAAGTGTTACCACTTGTTGCTGTAAAGTTGTGTGTTCCAACTAAAATTTCTTGTTTAAAACTTGTACAAATTGCCGATGTTATTGCCATAATTTAACTCCTACGGGTTTGCCGAGTTTACTGGTATACGAACAGCGCCATCAGTATAGTCATCTCTTCGTCTTCTACCAACTTGTTCGTTAGCAAACTTCTGTACCTCTTGTTTATATTTATTTTCATATAATGTCAACATGTCTATTGGGCCTTTTAAAAAGCCATATGTTTCTGATAGACAACAATATAAAAGTCCGTTTGGAAAATTAAGACTAATATAATTAGTTGTGTTATCTGAAGCTAAAGTAGCTGCCATTTTATTAAAATGCACTCTAAATTTATAAGTATCATCAGGAACCGGAGCTACAAATATACGTCCAGAATTAGTGTCACCATCTCCTGTTGCTCCACCAAACATAGCATAGTATTTTGGTTTTCCTCTAGATGCAGAAGCAGTTGATGAAACATATTCTTGTAGGTAAGTTACATCTTTTTTTTCTAACCAAGTGTTAGCTCCAGTTACAGCTGAATTAGAATCATACACTTGGATTCCTCTTATAAATAAAGCTCCTCCAGGTGAATTAATACTTTCTTGACCTACAACTAAATTACCAGTTTGTTGAACTCTATCTGCATCAATTGGCACATCTCTCATTATTCTATACTGTGCGTTTAAAATTATATTTTCTAAAATATCTGTTGTTAAAACATTAGAATCTGTTTCCGTATAATTTCTAATTTGTGTAACTAGTCCGCTATAACTTAATCCAGCCATTATGCTACTCCTGCTAATTCTCTACATTTAGGACAACGATGTTTATATTTATTGTGTTCATCACAATAACCTTTTTTAACTTCTTCATACATAGTAAGATGTGGGTCCTGTTTTTCAGGTTTAAATATATTTTTTATCCAATTCCAAATTTTATTTATCATGCTTCTATTGTTACGGGTCCTACTGAACAACCATAACCTCCTCCTTTTATATTACCACTTGTAGCAGTATTTGTGTCAACTGTAAAAAAGAAAAAATTACTAGTTAAATAGTCATTTGATGCATCTCGTGCACCATTTTTATATTTTCCAGTTCTTATTGTGTATCCAGCTGCTTTTGCAATATTAGCTCCTGTAATACCATCAAAACCCTGTGGATTAGAATATGTAAAAGCGCTTCCTGCAGAAGTAGTTGGTGGCCCCCTAAATCTATATGTTGTTGAATCTGTTAAACCATGTCCAGGTGAAAATACATTTATAATACCGGACCCTGCTTCATATGTTTCAAAACCATTATCTGGTATTCTAACAGTTGTAGCTGGTTCTGTTCTATCTGGTCTTACTTGTAATAATGCAATACCATCTCCACCTGCTGGTTTGGGTTCTAATTGAGGTTGTTTTGGTTCAAACTCTGTGTAGTGAACAAATGAACCATTCCATTCTCTAACCATTTCTCTATACGGAAATTCAAGTCCTGATCTATCTGATATTGCTTTTGCATGTTTTCCTGTTGCATACTTTGACATTATGTTCCTGGGTAATAAGTTTTAGGTGTAATGTGTGTGCTCGAAGCAGATCCATCTTCAGCTAATGCTCTAGCTAGTTCATCTTCATAATATAATTTCATTTGTTGAACTAACTGTGGTTGATATTTTTGTGCTAGATAAAATGCTAAACCTGAAGTCATACAAGGCACAAATCTAAATGGAACATCAGTTGCATTTGTATAATCACCAATATCTTGAATTCTTTTTATATAATAAAAATGCATATCTTTAGATGCATTAGTTGAGTCAGGTGTTGGATAAACACTAATACTAACATGATCAATAAATCTTTGAACCCAATATTGATTAGGAGTACCTTTAGAAAGTTTATTTGAAAAACCTGCATAAGTAGATCTATCTACTTTTGTCATCGGTGAGTCTGATTGAGTTGTTTGAGTTCTATTGTTTCTTAATTGTGCTTCAAGAACATCAGATATTCCATAGACACCATTTGGTGTTGAGGTAGCACTTGTACCGTCACCAGATGATCTATAAAATTTATATTCTGCTTGTCCTTCGATTAAATCAAGATTTAATTCACCTATTTCCCAATAATGAATACCTCTATTGCCCCATTCTTGAAATAAAATGTTAAGAGATCTTCTAGCTGATTTCATTTGATAACCAGCTACTGAATTTAATCCAATACGTTCAAAAGACTCTTCTATAATTTCATCAATAGAAAAAGTTTTGTCGAACGTCGCTGTTCCCGAAGTAGTATTAGCCATTTAAAATCCTATTCGTAAACTTTAATCCATTCACAAACGACTGTTCCGGTATCTCCTGCTGCACAAGCTGGTAATACTATATTAACATCTCCAGTATAACCACTAGCTTTAGTATTTTTTAAACCACCAAAATCAGAGTAATCATACTCCATTTCACCATTTAAACTTTGAAATACAACATCTGTTGTTGCATCCCATTGCATACGTAAGGCGTCTGCTGGTGCAGTTACTGAAACGTTACAACTAACTTTATTTAATCTTACAGTTAGGCAACTTTTACCTGCTGGGCTTTTTGCTAATTCAGAAACATCAACAATTTTAGTTGTGCTTCCAGAGTTATCAGAAACCACATTATAGTGAGTGATTAGTTTTTTTGATCCGTCAAATACAGTTGTATTTAATACTGTGTCTGCCATGTTTTTCTCCTTTTAAAGAGCGCCTGCATTACCAGGCGCTCCGAGTTAATTAATTATTACGATGCAAATACAAATGCACCAGTAGTTTGAGTTGTTTCTCTAGCTAATGATGAAGCTATGTGCCACGTACCATCTTCGTAACAAATGAAAGCAATCTGTCCACCAATAGTCAACAAATTAGTTGCTGCGTTAGCTGGTGTGAAAGTTAATTTAGTTTCACCTGCTGCTGAAGTATCGAAAGTAGCTTCACTTGAACCTCTTGATTCAATAACTGAACCAGTTGCCCAAACATCAGAACCAGCTGCATCAAAAACTAATGTTGCTGTTCCACCAGTTGTGTCAACCGCTTGCGCGTAAACTACAACTGTTCCCGCTGTTGCTGCAGGTAATGTACAAGTTGCAGCTGCTGCACCTGTATAGTTGATTACAGAAATAGTGTCTGCTGCTAGTGTAATACTAGTAGCTGTTGCTACATCTGATACTGATAAACCAGTTAAGTCAGGCATACCTGAACTCATTCTAGTTGTAAAAGCTCCAGTAGACGTATTTTTAGTTGCTACTTGAAAACCTTTTTCGGACCTTACCGGTCCATTAAACGTAGTTGATGCCATAATTATATCCTCCTAGTTATAGAACATAGTCTCTAGGCCGTCGACTATACGCGTCTATGTTCTTTTAATAATTGTATAGTAAAGATATTATATGTTATTTTTTAGTAGAGTGCAAGAGAGCCTACGGTATTTATGCATTTCAGCGATGTAGCTTTTGATTAAGTAGCTACAGAAACTTGTGGAGCTGCATCTTCGACAGTATTCTGTCTGTGAGCAATAGCTGCTTCTTCCAGCTTAATGTCAGTAATGACTTTTTTAACTTTGTCATCTATTCTGACCATTTCAAGAGTGTATCTACCATTAGACAGATGCTCCTGTTCCCACTTCAACTCCAAGGACCTTTTTTGTTTGTATAGGTCTTGTATCATCAACAAC